TTAAATTTTCTCAGCCGCTACAATCGTATTAAACTGAGGGCCTAAGTTAATCGCGATCATAAAATCTTGATATGATAATTTTACTTGGCTGCCTATGTAGGTAAACGTATTTGGATTTTGAACAGCGTTCATTAATATCTGGATTTGTTCAAGCGTAAGCTGGCCAATTAAAAACTTTTCAATTTGAGCACTGCTGACTGTAACAGCGCTACTATATATAGGTGCGTTTTTACGTGACAATTCATTTAATAAATTTGTAGGCAAGTGCCCTAGCGTAAATTGCTGGCTATCTGGTACTGACTTTTTAAGCGCTAACTTTGCTGCTTGTAAGTTTACCTTCTTTATATAGTACTGCTGAGATTTTAAAATGGCTTCGTTAAATTGTGGGATTGCTAATTTTTGGATATCGGTTGATAAAGTCATTACTGATTTACCCGCTGCAATGTCTGCGCCTAACCATGCTTTGCCCGGATTATAATCCCAGCCTAAATCTATGCCTGGCAATTTATTAAGTTCTTCACCTGTTGATGAATCTACAACTTTGAATGACTCCATAAATTTATTAACTTTTTCAGGTTTGCTAATTGATAAACCCATGCGTGCAATATCTCGCGCATTAAGTGATACCACTTTACACCTACAGTTATAACCATTTGGTGGATAATGCGTATCCCAAAACGGATGATCAACTGGTAATAAAATGTAATTCCACTTGCCGTGTTCAGGTCTAACGCGACTATCACCGGCAGTTAAATATAATAAATAAGGTCTGCGCTGTTTTATCCGCTCTTGTTGTTGCCAACGGCCAGCTGCTCGCGCGGTGTTTTTATTATTTTGATAAATGACTTTTGATCGCCAGCCTCGTTTACCATTGTATGACCAGCCATGATCATCAACTATTTTATCAAAACGTTTTCTAAAGTCCGATATCGTCTCGCCATCACTAATTGCCGAATCTACCGCTTTATAAAAATCGTTAAGTATTGATAGCTGAGTTGCACCGGCAACAGTAAATGCTTTTGCGTGAATTAAGCCCTGCAAATCTTTATATGACTCACTGGTAAGCTTAATTTTATCTTTGAAATGATAAATGGCTTCCTTGAATTTAACAAGGTCGCCATATTGTGGAGCTAATAAGTCCATATTAGTGCTCTTTTAGCGACTGTTGAATGTCTTGAATTTCGTTTCTACGTGAATTATCGCGGCTATTTCCGAAGAAAAAATTTAAAATCGACGCTACAACCGTGCCTAAAATAAAGCCTAAAATGGTGTCTGCAAAGCGAGTTGCGGTATCTGGTATGGATAAAAACGTTATACAGCCGATGTATATAACGGTTGCAACTGACCAAAACCACGCATAGTAATAAATGAACCGTTTAGAAAACTTATCATCTTGATTAAGTGCCTGTATCTGCATATTACGGGCACTTTGAGTATTTTTAAACGCTAAATCATCAAGCTCTTTTTCACGGTTTAAAATGGTTTGCCGTAACTCTTGTTGTAATACACTGGATTGCTGAACCAGGTTTAATGCTTGCTCAGGCGTGCCACCATTAGTAATGGTTTGCGCAATATCTACCACTTTGGACGCGACCTTTGATCCATTGTCGCCCCCTATCCAACCGCCTATTTTTTTATCCAGGCCTGTGAGCTTTGCTATGCCAAGTGCTATTGTAATTGGGTCCATAATTATACCTTTATATAGTCGTTGTAAGTTTTACCACCAATTTTAATAAGCTCTAAACAATCCAGTTTTTTATACTGACGAACGAGGCTTTTAGCGGTTGTAAAATCGCATGTGTTGTATTCGGTTATTTCATAAAGCTCAGGCATTTCTTTTTTTGCACGGCGCTTACCCCATGCTTTTTCTGCATCTTTGATTGATTTGGCTGTGTATCTGGCGCGGGTTCGTTTACGCCAAACATCAGGTATACACGCAGGGCGTTCGTTATCTTTAGAGTACCAACCACCTTTAATTACATCGTCGACGTACACAACTAAACTGGTTTTAGACTCAGATACACGACCACGTGTAACAGTTATTTCAAACTCACCGTATTTGAAAATAACCGAGCCAAAAAAGCCTGCTAAGTGCTTTTCTATCTCTATCCACTGCTCTTTTGTGATGGCCATAAGCGCCCCGCTACAGTTTTGCTATATCGAGTGAAATTGCTTGCTCAATGCCTTTATCATCCTGCTTGTAAAAGCGGATAAAACGGCAAGAATCAACCACACCAACCGACTCAGCAATAATATTCATGGCTTTGGTCCACTTGCCTGAATCATCTGAAATTTCGAGTTTACGCAGGGCTAAAATTCGTTGCGGATTAAGTGATCCTTGCTTATCGGTATTAAACGTTTTGCTAACAATGGCTTTAATATTTTGGTTGCCACCTTCGGTCCATTCGTCCAGGCATTGATCAATTAATTGCTTGGCAAGGGTAAGCTCTGGGCCAAGTTCAATCCGCTCTTGGGTTTGTAGGGTTACTTTTAATTGGCTGTCAAAGGTGCGTAGTGTCACATTGCCTTTTTTACCGCCTAAGTTAACGCCATGTTCTTGGGCTAATAGCTCTATAAAATCGTCTGCTTCAGCCATTAAACTTTGTTTAAACTCTGCCAGTGCTTCTTGCATATCAACGGCTTTATCAATGGCTTTTTTAACAAACTCGTCTTTGATCAAGTCTGTTTGTTTGATGTTGGCAATAGCTACTAAATTGCTTTTACCGTCTTTTAAATAACCATCAGGAACGTTATTCATCATCTATCTCCACAGTTTTAGAATTAGCCTCATTCATGCCTGCCATAAATTCATACTCCATTGCTGTTTGGGCAACTTCTGCCAGTGCTGAGTCTGAAATATCAGGGAATTGTGAGGTGATTTTTTGTTTAAGTTCGTCCAGGTCTTTTGATGCCTGAGCAAAATGAAAAAGCTTTTTAATGGTGTCTTCACTTGCGTGATCAAACACATCAAATTCGTTGGTAAGCTCTACGTTATCGGTTGTCTTTTTGGCAAACTCAGATTTAGCAGCCGTGGCTATGCCTTGGCCTTCTTCTGGTACATCAAGGATTGCTTCGCCGTCTTTAGGCTTTGGTACACCGAGTTCTTGATAGGCCCAATCTTCACCAACGGGCACAATACGGGCTGTCTCGCGCACGCGGGTTACGGTGTCAGTGTTGATCTCGCGTTTGTCTTTAAAGATGAATTTAGCCGGCTCGCCACCATCAAAATTTACAGTGTGAAGCGAGTTTAAAAGTTGGTTGCGAAATGAAGCCACAAGCACCCTGTCTGAGCGCTGATTATCGCCTGCTCGTTTTGCGTGGGTTTCGCTTGCTGCACGTGCGCCCCCATTTTTTTGCTCTGTTGCCAAGGTCTGGCTAGTTAGCGCTTTACTTATTTCAGCATTACAAAAGTTTACCAGGCGCTCAGGGACTGGCTCGCCAGATATTTTGCTCTCGATGATCTCAATGCTGGTGTCATCAGGTATGGCGGCTATGCCGTCTTGTACAAGCTTAGCTAACCCATCAAGCAAGTTATTTATATCTGAATCTTTACTGCCTATTGGGTATTTACCCACAGGAAATGGAATACCAAAGCGCTCGCACAGCTGTACAAAAAACTTAAAGCCGCCATGCTTGAACGTCCATGGCCAAAAACAGCTACTTAATAACGCGATACCATACGGGTTTTCGGCGCTTGGCATGTGGCGAACGCACGACCAACGGCGTTGATCGACTAACTCGCCTTGTGGGTTGTCGCTGGTTTTAACAAGCAACTCGTGATCACTATTAAACGCAAAGCGGCTGTTACGCCAGGTCTCTACATATTCGGGTTGCCAATGGCCATCGTGTTTAATGTATTTGCCTAAGTGGGTAACGCTAAAGCCATTTAAAATGGCGCTGTAGTTGTGCCAATCCATATCGGCCCATTCTGTATGGGCACAAGGTTTTTTAGCAAAAAAGGCTTTAGCTAGTTCATAACTTTTTAAACTGGCTGCATCGTCACCGCCTGGCACTAGCTCGGTATTAAAGCTAAATAAGCCACTGCGTAATGAACGCAATTCACCTATAACATGCGCATCACGGGCTATTTCTTCATAAATAGCGGTGTTTTTACCCGCGCGGCGCAGAATTGGATCTGGGTTTGGTAGCTCAGTAATAAGCGACGTTAGGCTTGGATCTAAACGGTTTTGGTCAAACATACGGTTAAGTGCAGCGTATGCTTTAGATGTAACGCGTGGTTTGCTATACATGATAGCCCCTTATTTGTTTAGTTACTTTGCGGCTATTAACACGGGGAATACCGCCCGCACCGGTGCTGGCTACCATCCATAAAATGGCTAATCCACAGCTTAGATCGTAGTGATGGTTTGTTTGCTTTTCAGGCCAGTTTTCAAGCTCGTCAAGGAGTAAACGACACCGTGAATGAAAGGCAATTTGTGCTGGCGTGTTTGTAACATAGGTCTCTAACGAGCCGATGCGTTCCTCTGCAGGTATGGTTGCAGTAACACCACGTAAAGGCAGTGCTATACCTTGCTCTAGGCCTGTTGTAATAAACTGGCTGCGCATAAAATCAAAGGCGTTGTTGTTCTCAAAGCCCCACACACGGCAGTTATATTCTTTTTGCGCACGTATTAAATCGTTAAGTAACCGGCTGGTACCTCGTACTTTACGGCTTTCATATTCAACGTGTAGTTTTTGTAATTCATTAGAGTAAAAGCCCACTAATATAGCGCTAGGGTCGGCTTTTTCTGTTTTGCCCATGCTTGGGTCACATGCGCCATAGGGTATCCATTCGTTTAAGCGATCAACCCAAAAATCAAATTGATAAAATATGGCTTCTTCGTCGCTTTTGGCAATGCCTTGCATCTCGCGGTTAAACTCACGCTTATTAGCTGCCCACATACACATCAAATCGTAAAGCGTACGCACACTTGGCCAGCTTGTTTTAGCGGCTTTAAGCATTTGTTTTTTATTTTTTATCCAAAACTTAAATGACGGTTTTTGCTCTGTAGAAACCGCTTGTCCCTTTACCGCTGCGCGTTTTTCAAAGCGTTTGTCGTCATGTACCATTAAATCGCGACACTCTTCCCATAAATCCATGCGTTCTGGCATTTGTTTAATGGCTTTAAACCGGTGAACAATATGCCCTGGTGCTTCTTCGGCGCGGCTTATTGGGTCATCGTTATTTAAAACGGTGTTTACACCTAAAAACTTAACTGTTCCGTCGGGTGGGCCAAGGTATTGCACGGCGGCCTCTAAAAAACGCCAGCGGTTATCACGCTCGGTTGGTGATTTAGCCTCGGCATCTGTAATAATGTCATCTGATAGTAGTAATTTAGGGCGGCTTGCACCGTGGAATGTTCCGCGTACTGATTGCTCAGCACCACGGCTTTCAAAACGAACACCTTGGGCTGTTACAAACTCACCTAGCTTCCAAACGGGGGATTTTTGGCATACTTCGGGAAAGTCTAACGCCAGATTATTATTGTTAAGCAACTCGGTTTTAACGACTTCTAATGTTTTGGTTGGCATTTTTGTTTCAGCGCCAAACAAGATCACAAAATCGATAAATTGACTTAGCTTTTGTAAACCAAGTTCTTGGCAAATATCTTGGTCTTGCAATAACGCTAAAACAGCCACATACACCGGCGCTATTTTTACGCCAAGTGTACTTTTACCCTCACCACGCGGGGCCACAAACCAGTTTTTCCAACCATTTTTAAGCTTGAGGGCTTCGGGGAACCAGTTCATAAAATAGCTTTGGAATTCAGACGCTGTTTGATCGTCGTCAAGCCACATATGATGCGGAAAATACGTATACACAAAAAACTCAAAATCGCCGCCAAGTACACGTTTTCGGCGTGATTTTATTGCAGCAGGGCTTGGGTCTATGTTGCGCTCTTTTGCTTCAATATCGCGGCGTAGCGAGCTAGTTATTTGTTCTATTTCAGCTAAAAACTCACGTGAATTCATATCGGCCATTAGTCGCTTAACTCCTGATCGAGTCGTGGACCAAAGGCGGTAAGTATTTCAACAAATTCGGGCGCAAAGTCGGGGTATTTAGTTGATACAAACTTAGCAAGAATTTTTAACACCTCAGTGGCAATGGTGCGCTTTTCAAGCTTTTTATTACCGCCCGATACCTTCATTACTTTACTCATCATGTCGGTCAGTGAGCTAAGTACTTTGGTGCGTTGGTCAAGCGGCAGTGCTGCACCCTCGGCTGATTTTAAAAGCTCAAAGGTTTCGTTTACTTGAATGGTGAATTCTTCAATAAAGTCGGTGGTAAACTCCCCTGCTGTACCCTCGCTGCGGCGGCTTGCTGCACGGGCTAAGTCCCAATCGTCGCCGTTGTCTTTGGCTTCCATTTTCCAGCGACGTGCTGTTCCGTCTGCCACGCTGTGTTTAATAGCCGCTACGCTTAACGCAAGCAGCTCTGATACATAGCTGTGGCGTACGGCGTTTTTCTTTTCTGCAGGGTGCGCCATTAGTTCATCAATCCATTTTTTACGGCATAGGCAATCAACGACACCGCTAAACCTGCAGTACCACCCATAGCCGCCACCTTAACGCGCTGGTTAGTAAGTTTTTCTTCCACCTTAGTTAAACGTTCATCCTGCTTATTAATCGCTGCAATTTGGCGTTTTTCGCTGTCCTTTAGCTCTACTTTTAAAGCATCGGTTACAACCTTTTGGCGCGCTTCGCTTTTTTCGATACTGTGGTGAATATCTGCTTTTATCTCTGCAACACTGTTTAAAATGGCTTCTTGGCTGGCTTTAATTGAACCAATAGACTCAAACAGTAGGTTTTCTTGCTCTGGGGTCATGAGTAGTCCTTACGGGTTAAATACTTTAATGCCCGTCCATGTAGGCGTGCGTACATCAAAATGAAACCAACTCACTTGCCCTTCAATGGCGGTGATGTAGGGGAATTCTTGCGGGTGTGCTAATACATAGTCGCGTACTTGCTGTGCGGTGTAGTTTTTAAAGCTGCAGTCGAATGCTTTGCCTAGCTTATGTTGGCTGCGCTTTGCCCCAATAGTGCAATCAAGTGGACGATAGCCACGGTATTGATTAGCGCCGCCCCAGCTCCAGTTATTTACAATGCACGAGCCAAATTTATCGCGTAGCTTTTGCAGCGTGCGCAATGCTTTTGGATCAAAAAAGTGAACTAAAAAAAGAGGGTCATCGCTGTATAAATTATAAATAGACTGTGGAACTAACTCTTTAAAAGTAAAGCTCGGTGCTAAAGGCACGTTAACGCTTTTATGTATTGCCATTTTGCAATGTCCTTGTGAGTACATTTAATCGTTTTTTTGTGAGGACATAACAGGCAGGTAAGCGAGTACTGCGTACAGGTTTGTTATTGGCTGGGTTTAGCAGCGCTTTAACGCGGGTACGCAATGCGGGCAGGTCTTTTAACGGGCAACGGCGAGAAATTGCAATTTGCTCGGCTTTAGAACTGGCCTTAATAATTTGTTGAGCTAAAAACTCAATAAATGGCGCATGCACTGTATTTGTCATGCGGGTAGTAAATCAATTTAGGGGATTGGGTAACACTGTAAAGTTGTTTGCGGCTGTGGCTTTCGAGCTGGTCTATTAGGTTAAATTAAAAAGGCTTATTAATACAAGGGGGCAAGCCAATTTAATTTATGTTTACAATATTAAGTTTGAATGTAAATATCTATCGAAGTTGTTTCACAACATGATTACGATAATTTTGCTCTGCAGCATTTAAGAAATAAAATTAATAATTAAAAAGTTTAAAGGTGATTTAAATGTTAGAGCTTGTCCCTGATTGGAAAGTACTTAAAAAATTTGCAGATATTAAACTAGTTAAATTTTCGTATGTATGGATAATTATTGTTCCTGTTCTCGCTAAGTTACTTGTGCAAATAGGGGATGTATTACCAATTAAAATTGGCGAAGTCACTTTTAATATAAATCTCAGCCTACCATTTAGTTGGCAAATGTTCTTTTTCTCAGCACTTTCCTTTTCTTTAGCGCAATTCATTTTTAACTTAGTCTGTCCTGAAATAGTCAAGGATTTCGAAAATCAAAGAGAATTTGAAAATGATGGTAAAACAGTCATTCAATTAGGCTCATATTTAAAACGTTTATTATTGTGTAGAAAAAATAATGATTATAAAAAAAGTGGTGTATTTGTTGAGTTCGTGAAGAAAAAAGATCTAATAAATAAACCTAATGATATAGCTACACAGTATATAGCTCATTTAAATGATGAACAACAATATAAAGTTGGCTTTACAAGAGCAAATGATTTTGAAAAGACAACTAATCTATTGATAGACTTATCACCAGATAGAAAAAAAGCGATCTTTGAGTATGTTTATACAGTTTTTAAGGTACAAAATCCTATCACTAGAATTATAGTTGCTTCTTTATATACGTTAGGTTTCATTTTATCTGCTGTTGTTCTACTCCAGAATGTTATTTCTGTAATACATACTATATTTTAACCTCTCTAAACGCCTCCCTATACTCATCCATTAAACCCGTTACATCTAACCCCATAACTTTACGTTGGTTGATGTAACGGGCCAATAGTTTTAAACCGTATTCGTACTGCCACTTCTTAGGCTTAGCGCCACCGCTAAGTTGCAATGCAGTTAGCAGTACAAAGTTATTGTTTTGCATGTTTGTGTTTGGGGTAAGTTTGGATTCTTACCTCAGTACCGTCGGTAATACGGATGAACTCAAACCAGCAATGAATGCAAATAGTGTGATCGTTATAAACCTCGCCTTGTGGTGGGCGCATGGTTTTTAAGGTGTTATCGCACTCAGGGCATTTGTAATGAATAACAGGCTTACTACGTAATATTGCGCCGTTAAAAAATGCCTGGCATTCAGCTTTAATGTCTTTCAAAAGCTCCATGATGCCCCCTACAAACTTAAATTTAATTGTGTTTCGTGCGCCTGTTCGTCTTGGTATGCACTGTAAATACTGCTTACTTGCTGACGGGTGATCTTAAATTGTTTAACCAGCTGCTGAATGTTGCTGCTTTTAGCGTCCAGGGCTTGGCAAATTTGTTGATTACGAATTTGCATAAGCACCTTGTGCAGCATGGGTATTTGGTAGCTTGAGCCTACATTGGCATTTATTAGCTCTTGCACCAGGACTTTTCCAAACACCTTAACTACTTCGTGATCCTCGGTTGGCTTTTCAGGAATATAAAACATTTGCCCTTGTTGCTCGGTGAGTACCGCAATGGTTTGTTCAACCCCCAAGTGTTTAACAATACGGCGCAGGCCGTGCGGTAATGCCCGTAAATCTATGCTTGATTCGCTCATAATGGAAAAGTTTTGGATCTCTTCGTAATTAGCCATTTACGCCCCCTGCTTTGCTTTGTGGCGTATAAGCCATTGCTTAAGTACTTCAATAATATGTGGCCATTGCTGGGCGCTTTGGCTGAGCTTTTTGCCTTGTAAGTGCTTTTCACAAAACGAGTCACAGGCCTGTTTTGAATCAATATTTACCGCGCCTGCGCGGCTTAATTGGCCCCACAGGCTGTAAATCATTTTTAGCTGTGCGGGTAGCTGTTTTTTGCCTGCATTTGGGTTCATTGCGCGGTAACGAGCAAGTAACTGTTGTTGCTCAAGCTTTGTTAAACCGGTGCAAGTGTTTGTGCGTTTATTACTAATGTAAGCCACATTAAGTTGATGGGTATCTTGTTCAATACCTGCCGCCTTTTGTGCAATTTTTATTTGTTGTATTAAATTGCTCACGCTATGTCCTCCAACGCTTCAATTTCAAAGTGTGGCGCTTGGCCTAAACCAATAATTTTAATGCCCCAGTCTTTCATGCCGTCGGTATAAATAAGCGGAAAATCACGGTAAATGGTATTAAAACGGCGTGCGGTATGAACATGTGAATTAACTTCATGGATTTGATGAATACTAAATAGCTTGTCGGCTGCAAGGGTTGCAAAAGCCGCTTTTATGTTGCCGTCGTATTTATCTATTAGCTCGCCTGTAGGGTCTTTTTTTGCAAGTGAGTTTAGCATTATTGCGTTTGTAACCAGCGAGCTAAAAGCTAAGTGAGCGGTATAACGCTCTGTGTTTAATTTGATTGAAAAAGCCATGATTAGATCCTTATTTAAATAGTGTTTAATCGGTGTTTTAAACCGCTGGTTTGTTAAGTACTGATGAAAAAATGCCATTAACTAAGAGCTTGTCGACGGCAGTGTCTGGGTTTTTGTTGGTGTGGTTAAGCAAGTGCGGTAACAAGTTTTCAACGAGTTCTCGGGCGTTACCTTCAACCCGTTTGTGAAGCCACATCCACCACTTTGCATCGTCTTGGCCGAGCTTAATGGTGCCCTCTGTTAGCTCTAAAAACAGGGTTTTAATGTCTTCAACGGTAATTTGGCCGATAGGCTTTGGCCAAAAGCACACACGGCTCGCTATAAGTTCATAGCGCTCTTGCGTTTGTAGCTTGTCTACTAGTTGAATATTGCCAACAAGGGTTACCCCCACAATGGCTTGATCGCTAATAGTACGCAGTGGGTCGAGCGAGTTAGGTTTGCACTTGTCGGCTTCGTCTAAAATAATTAAACGGTCGGTATCGCGTAGTGCCATAATAATTTTTTGCATGTTTTTATAGGCACTTGGGCAACGCGATAAGCCCAGGGCTGTGGTTAGTTGCTCAAGTACTTGGGAGCTGCTGGTTTGCTCGCTGCCGGCAATTAAAATGGCCTCTTTGTTGTGGCGGCAATATTCCGCAATGCCTTTGGTTTTACCAAGGCCAGCTTGGCCTGCAAACACACTAAAGCGTTTACGTGCTCGCGCTTGGTCGCATGCCATGGCAATGAGTTTTGATGTGCTAGTAGGAATAAAGCGCACATCACCGTACACAATTTCAATTTTTTTGCGTTCATTAGATGATTTGCCTTGGTCAACCTCTGCTGGGCAAATAAGCGCCCAAATGTCGTGCAAGTGCTTAGTGGGCTTAGCGTTGTACTTACCGTTAATTAATTGGCTAATAGACGCAGGGCTTTTACCCATACTCACAGCAATACTGGCGCTGGTAATGTTTTGCTCGCGTATTTCTGGTGATTGCAAACGCAGGCATATACGCGCTGCGAGTTCGCGATCTGCTTTGTTGTACGATTTATTAAAGCCGTTGCGTTTTTCAATCTCAGTAATAGCGGCGTTACCAAACAGCTTTTGCCACATCGCCACAATGATTTTTTCAGGGTTAATGGTGCATTTGTTTGCCAGTACTTCTTTAACTGACTGCAGGGCAAAGCCACAGTTAAGCTCTTCGGCGGTCATGCCTGTGGTGCTTAACTCTTGGTTTATTAGCTCAACACGTAGCGTTTGCTCTGCTGTGTATGGGTGTGGTTGGCTATAGCTCATAAGTGTGTTCCTTGCATAATGTTGGTTGGTCTAATAATTCGTTTAAATCGATTTCGTGCTGTGGCCGTGCTGGTGTTACATCAAAATCAAATATGCTTACCGGTGCGTTTTGTGGGGCTATGGCCTTAATAGGCGACGCGTATTGCTCAACGGTGTCTACGTCAATAACGTGATCTGCAATTTCTTGGGCGCGTACTTCTTGTAAATGCACTTGTAAGCGTTTTTCACGGCCCATGCGACGTTTGCTTTTTGCCTCGTCAATGCGCGATGTTGGTACTGCGTGCGACTTACGTTTAAGTTTTGCGGTCATCACGTATTCACCGTTTGGCTTATAAAGCTTGGTGTAACTGTCGTCTTGCAGGTCGTAAGCAGCAATGAGTTGTTTGTCGTTAAACTGGTGCAAAAAGTCCGCTGAGTAATCACGTTTATGCAAACGAAAGCGGCCACGGCGAATGTTGACCATTTCGCGCGGTAAAATAACAAAGTCACTTTCAAGCGGTGCTACACGCTCAAGCCCTTCGTCCCACACTTGTTGGCGCGTTTTGCCTTTAATCTCAGGGTGGGCGCTGCTGTGGTAATCGTTTAAAAACGCTTTAAATTCGGTTATCCACTCGTCTACAGTGGGTAATTGACGTTTACCTTGTTTAGCCTCTTTAAGTACCAATTGCTTGTGGCGGTCGTCGTGGTCACGCCCGCAATAGGTGCTAAAGCGTTTTCCAACACGGTCTTCCATGTGTAAAAAGAACCGCTCTATCCACTTAACGCGGGCATTGCCTGGTATGGCAAAAATAACGTCAATTTCAAACTGCGCATAAAACCCAGTCGTTTCATCGTTCATTAGTTTGTTTTTGTAGCCTGAGCCATTATCAAGGTAAAACATGGCTGGTACGTGGTTTAGGTCGCGCATTGAGCGACTAATTGCGGTGAGCGTGTCAACCACGTTCTCGGCTACGCCCAGTTCCCAGCCGACAATGCAGCGGCTTGCTACGTCTTGAAACGCGGTTAATTCAGCACGGTAAGGCTTGCCCGTTTTAGGGTGCGCTAGGTATACGTCAAGCGTATGGCCATCGCCGTTATACATAACGCCTGGCTTTAAGTTATCGGTTGAACGCAGTAAGTGATCTTTATGTTTTTCACGGTAGAGTTTTGCGCCCATACGGTACGGGCTTTGTGGGCCTAGCTCATGGGGTAGCGCGTTTATAAAGCGGCGCACTTGATGATGCTCAGCCTTGTAGCCCTCTTTGTTTAACTGGTCGCTCACTTGCGCAAAGCTTGGGCTGTTTGGGCTGTGGTAAAGCTCAAGGCAGCGCGCAAGCCAGCTATATTGGGTTTGGGCTTTGCCTTTGTGATTTGGTAATAGGCTGTTAATGCCGTTGTCTTTATAAGCATTGCACCAGTTATAAATGGTGGCGCGCCCTGGTAACTTACCTAGTGCATCAATCGCGCTTGCTAATGTGCTAAGCGCCGTGTTGGCACGGTAGTTTTTTACTAGTGCCTCAAATGCTTTAGGTATGCCGCACTCTTGGGTAAGTAAATGGCGAACTAGCACCGCCCTACTTTGGGCTTTTTTACGGGCTGTTTCGCTGGCATTTTGCCAACTCAGTTCCAAGCCTGTGCTTGGTAACTTATTGTATTTTTGGACTGCAGGGTGCATTGCTCTCTCCTACTTTGTATTAAAACGGTCGTTATACATAGCCAGCATGTATTCACGGTTTGCTTGGGCGTCTTGCCATTCGTCTTCGGCAAATTGCGGTATGCACTCAGCGCCGGCTAAATGATCTGGGCCAAACTCACCGCTTAACCGGTTTAACATGTGGGTAATACGCTGTTGTATGCGTAGCCATAAATGCCAAGTTGTTTGCGCTGCGCCTATGCGGTGGTTTAGGTCAAGGTCGCGGGTGTTGCATAGCTGCTCCGCCATGGCTATAAACGCTTCAAGCGACTCGTTAACAACGGCACTGTGCGCAAACGCATCACGGCGAACCTGTGCAACCAATATGGGTAGCTCGTACATTTGCTTAGGGGCTTTGGTTAAGCGCTCAGTCTCTAGGGCATTAATCAGCGTGGCTGTTTGATCTTCAAGCTCGATATGCTTGTCTTTTAGCTTGCGAATTTCTTTACGAAATTCACGCACTGATAAATCATTAAGCGTGTCTAGGTCGTCGTCATCGAGCGATTCAACGGTTTCAACTGGCAAACGCGCCATTTCAATCAGCTTGCTTTTATTCATGTTTAAAACGCCAAACGTCTGGCGTTTTGAATCTGGTAATGCCATAAGCATTTTTGCAACAGCTATGGCATTTTTTGCAGAGCTAGCCGAAATGCCGCGTTCTTTTAAATTCGTAGTAAAATTGCCGTGTTCTGTTTCTGTTTTAATTGCCATATAAAGAAACCCACGTTTTGCAGTGTTAACTATTGCTTGTTCTTCTAAGCTCATAACAGCAGCCCATGCTTCCTCAATTGTTTCAGGGATCACTAATTGAATCTGACCTGCCACTTTCTCAATTTTAGCTAGTAAGAGCTGTTGCTCCTCGGCACTAAAAACCTGAATTTCAGACGGTTCTTGGTCTTTGATAGTCATTGTTTTGGCCTTATTTATTCAGTTAGAAAATCAGAGACTTCGAATTGAGGGTTTTGTGGGTCGCTAACAGTTAGCTGGCTAAGAATGGATTGCTGGCTTTTTTTCTTTGCCTCAATTTCCATTTCAAGCTCAGCATGTTTTTGTAGCATTTGCGCTCGTTTGTCTACTGGCAAAAATAATAAAGGCGCTAACAAAATTGAGGCTGGTTCAATAGTTTGTAGTGCCCAGCATAATGCTGGTAATAAATGAATTGGCATTTGTTGCGGTTGGCTAGGTGCAAACCATTTGTTTAATTTTACTTGATCGACATCGCCATTATCTGTGGCTGCATAATTCATACGGTCTGCCAATTGTGCGCGTGAAAAGCCACTTTTGCGCATACATACATTTACCGTTTGGCAAAACTTGTGGTACACGTCGCATTCCGGCGGTACGTCATCGTGCAATAGACTTTTTATTTGATTTGAATAGTTCATAGTAAATATTCCCTGGAAATTAACCTGTTATAGCTAACGTCATTACGCCATGCTTTGTGGTGCTGGTACGGGTTGTCGATTACGGAGTGCCGCATAAATTTGCTGTTTGCGATCGGTACGGTCTTTTGGACCTCTGCGTGAGGTGCCATCGTATTCATTTGCGAATACTTCGGCTAACTCAAGATCAAGTGATAATGCAATTGCCTCAGCAACAGGTTTAGAACGAGCTGAACGTTTTGCCACATTGGTTACATGAGAAGGTGTTATTTCAAGCGCATGAGCTATATCTGTAAACGTAATATCTCGCTCTCTAAGGGTTTTCTTGATCTCTTCAAATGTCATTTTTTTAGAAGTCATGCTAAATTAATCCTATGTAAAATTGTTGTGTCTAATTTATATGTCATAAGTACGTTTTTTACTTTAGTGACTAATTAATAGGACGTCAACATAATTATAAAAAATAAATGTAATTAAAAAAAGGCATTGACTGACCGATATGTTTGACACTACTATTGTTGATATTGATTTCAGCGTTTTTGATCGTCTGAGTGAAATACTTGAAGTTAAAAGTGATAGAGCACTTTCACTTGAACTGGGGCTTTCCCATTCAGGTGTATCTACCGCTAGGAAAAAGAATACACTCCCATATAGCGCTATTGTTAATACATGCGTTAAAAGAGGAATTTCTTTAGATAAAGTATTTGATTTAGACGTTATTAAATCTAATGAGATCAATAAACCACCTTCGAAAGACAACCAGCCAATACTAGGTGTCGATGATTTATTGGCGGCTAATGCTTTGGTTGAAAAAGTTTTAGAAGAATTACTTTTTACTAAAAACTTGCCTGCAGAACGTGAACTCTTAATTTGCAAGAAGTTAAGACCGATGCTAATTCAAAAAGCTTTTGAGCATAATATGAATGAAGTGTTTGTTAAAACTGTTGCTGAGGGAGCGTTGTATATGGCATAAAAAATGGAAATTAAGAATGTTTAAATCTAAATTAAAAATCGTAACCTTACTTTGTGCTGCGTTAACTGTTTGTAATGTTGCAGCCCTAACCCCTCTTAAAGACCGTGCTGTCATCCAGTATATGAATGCGGATATCCTCCTTCCAGATAACTCAACATTAAATGTAGATATGAGCTTTGATTGTGGAAGTGACTTTGCAAAAACTGCCATGATTGTAACAAGCGAAGCTGGTGCATATTTGCTCGCCAATGCATTTTCTAATATTTACGGTCCAGCCGCAGGGCAGCGAGTATTAGATACATGGAATACTAAAACATCAGAGAATGATCCACGTAAACCAACATTTCTAGTTATTACCCCTCCACCTGAAGGTACCGAAAATTGGTATAAAAGTACTATATCAAAAGGTGATAAAAAATTGTTAAATAACAGGGTGGAAATGTTAACGAGCGAAGGTGATCACGCTCCTGAGCCCATGATTATGGGGGTATGCGGATCTCGAGATCACGTTCCAACAGGTCAGCAATTAATTCACTAGGAAAAGTGTAAAACCAACACCTGTTGGTTAAATATAGGATGGACGCCATATGAATAAGTTACTATTTTTGCTCTGTATTTTTTTGAGTACTTTTAATTGTTTTGCGTTTAACATGCAGCATTTGAATGCAGCAGCTCAAGATAATAATAAGAACATATATTTCTCTTCTCATGATGGCGTTTATCGTTTTGATGGAAACCATTATCTAAATCTATCGACTATCTCATCACTACCTAGACGCTGGACAAATGATGTAATATTTCAATCTCCTGGCTATTTATATATTGCATATAATGACCAAGATGTTTGGAAGTTCGATTTGAAATTACTTAAAGCAACGCAATTAAGCGATATCGCCGCTACAAAATTATCTGTTAGTAATACGCATTTGTTTATGTTGGGCAAAGAAGAGCTAACACTATTAAACCTTGATACGTTAGAAACAACTAAACCATTGAGTAAGAAACTTAAAATGTTTGATGTTTCAGCTTCTGCAAACCATGGTTATTTAATGGCCAACGATGGGGTTTATGTTATTAATGAAGGAAGTTCACGTTTAATTGATAACTCTAATGTTAGTAAGGGTGAGTTGGTTGCAACGCCATACGGTGTTATTTACTTCTTAAATAATAAAATGGTTTCATACTCTTATTTAAATGATCTGAAAATAATAAATGAGGATATTACCAGTGCTAAGCACTTACGTTTTTCGCCTCCTTACTTCTTATATTATGTTGACCATGGTTCTATAAACCAAGCTGAAATTACTCAGCTTTCAGTTTTAAGAAAAGGTATTAATCCTAGACCGCAAGCCTATAAAGATCTATTTGTTGATGATGAGCAAAACCTTTGGACATTGGATGTTAGTCGTTTTGAAGTTGTTTCTTCGAAAGTGAAATTAGATCGTCTTGAAATAGAGTCTATTTACAATGTTATAGCATCTGTCAACGATACAACATGGTTAGGGACAGATGATGGCCTTTATAAATATGAAAATGGTGATTACGAGCCTTTAACCGATTTGAATAAAAAGATTTCTGAACATAATTTTTCTATTACAGCTATTAATCAAACTGGTAACAAAGTCTATATCACAACAAATCTGGGGGCATATGCAATCGATCTGAGGAACAATGATGTTGAACAGTTTTATTCTGGCTATGTCATAAATCTAAACATAATTGATCAACGTTTATATTTGTCTACTAATGATGATGGTGTTCAAATATTTAATTTAGACTTAGAGCAATTAGACTCTGGGCATATTAATAAATTTCTACCAAATAATATTGTATGGTCAGTCAAAAAACTCCTAGGTACTCTTTATGTGGCTAACGAAAAAGGACTAGTATCGTTTAATCAGCGAAATGAAGCGATTTTAGAACTAGAAAAACATGCTCCAATTGCTGATGTTCAATTGCTCGGGAATACCTTATATGCAGCAACTTACGGCAATGGCTTGTTCCGAAAAGTTAACAATAAATGGGAATCTATTGTTAGCCCTTTATACATAAATGAATTGCATTCATTAAGCCAAGAGCTTTACTTATCTACAAATCATGGGATTCATAAATACAGCTCTAATGATACCTATACAACACTGTTAAATGGCACTGGGCAATATTCATTTACGCCAAACAGCATTTTAGGTATCAGTGATAAAATTACAGCTGCCAGTAACCGCGGCGTAATTAAGGTCGAACGCAATAAACAGGGGCAAGTGCCGAACGGTAAAATTAGTTATATTAAAACAAGTGAGAAAACTTACCTCAACCCTGAAACATTGAAAGTTAATAACTCAGGCTGGCTTGATATTGCTTTGACTAACTATAATTATACATTGAGCAATGATATCAACTACCAATACCGTTTAAATAACAGTCAATGGCACGATATTCCTACCCCATTAATTCAATTGAATAAACTCAATCCTGATAATTATAAACTTGAGTATAGAAGTAAAGTGGATGGAGCTGTTTGGAGTAAGCCATTATCATTTCATTTTGCTGTTAAAGGCCCTTGGTATAGTTCAAATAGTGCGATGTGGTTTTATGCTTTTGTAGCAGTTGGTTTGATTATATGTGCTGCAGGCTTTGTTTTCTTTTGGCTACAGAGCTTCCATCGTGTATTTAAATCACACCAAACACAATTACAACGTGAAGGCTTAAGTGTTGCTGCTATTAACTTAGCAAACGGCATTGATTTATGTGGTGGGAATGAAACTATGGTGTGTGAAGGGTTAGTTAAACTAAAAAAAGCACATGACATTTTAAACCCTATTGCAAATAGTCATGCTAGCCTTGGCCATAACGACTTGGCTACAGCAATTGATATGCTGCACGTTAAATGTTTATCTAGAGATGGAATTGAGCCTGAATTTAATGTAACGATAGGAAAAGAGGCTCTTACTAAACAGTTGCAATGTGATATTTACGCGGTGTTATATCATGCTGTTGAGAACGTATTTAAACATGCTAGTGCAACTAAGATCACTGTGCACCTAAATAAAGTGGGTAACAAATTAATGTTGCAAGTAATAGATAATGGCAAAGGCTTATCAATACTTACTCGCTCCGTGAATTTTGGCCTTGGTTACTATGTTATGGATAGCATTGCGAAAGAGTACAAGCAGCCGATTAAGCGTACTTCGGGTAGGAAAGGAACTAAAGTTATTGCACAGTTCCCAGTGATATTGCAGCCAAAGCCGATTCAGGCCAGAAATGAAAAAGCCCCTAGTTAGGGGCTTTTTCTTAAAGATTAAAGCAAGCTTAAAGTACTCTTTGCAATAGCTTGTACGATAGTGTGATCACACTCATATTCTAAAGCTGCTTCAACAAGTATTGGTCTTAGCGACTTACGCACAGAAAGTGACCTTTCTCCTGTTAACTCATTGAACGCTATGGTCTCATCTATTACTGATTCCACTAAGTTGTTTAAATGAGTTACTTCTTTTTTGATGGTTTTATATGAATTAGCTAGATTTGATTCATTTTGGTGACTTATTGTGAATGTTTGTTTTATTCCAAATATGTCATCTAGTGAAATACTTTTTGCTATACACGTCCTTATAATGCCTTCGTATGGTAATGAACTACGTTTCATAGCATTTATGAATGCAGACTGTGATAAACCCATAGCAAGGGAAAGTGCCCTGGTACTACTAACATCAAACTCTTTTTTAAGCTTTTGAGTAGTAAGTTCAATATCAATTTTTTTAAAAGTATCAATAGTCATATTGGTTAAGAATACAAAAAATAGAGTTGGAGGGATAAGCCAATTAATAGCATTTTTGGGAAGTATAAGTATTTAAAGTAAATTTTCATGTGTTTCCTTTTTTGTTTTTAATCCTACTGGTTAAATTAACTACCCCGTTTTTATATGTAAAGGTTTTTCCGACAGTGGTTTTTACCCCGGTTAGTTATTGTAGATGCTCACTGATTGTATTTAATTTACGTGTATTTAATTTAACTGATTGGAGAATGATGATGAGTAAGCTACATAGTATGACGGTTGATGAGTCGCTTGCTATTGAGCTGGTTAAAAAATTAGTATTCTAACGTTGACCAAAACTATTTACTATAAGATTATAAACACTTAAAGTACTAATGAAGATACGGAAATATTCACAACAGACACTGTAATTTATGCAGTTTTGTTTTTAAAAAGGAGTTTTAAGCATGCAACAAGTACAAGAAGTAACTATACAAGATATAGAAAACGACCTCACCTTAGTTACGGGCGATCGCATTTTAGCGAAAGCTCAAGCCCAGTCTTTAGCTATTCATCATCGCGGTGAAATTATTGATTCTGTAAAATATCGCCGAGGCCATATTTCTTTAGATGATCTGGTTTATTCTCGTAGTGTTCGTTGGGAACACATGAAAGCTCATTCTAAAAAATTAACACAAAACATGGCGAGTGCTGGTCGCGGGGAAAAACCTAAAAATACAGCTGCTCATCATATCGTGTCGTGGAATGCGATGGGAGCCGCACGTTCACGCTTAAGATTAGCCGCTTTTGGGATTGATATTGACCACGAAGCAAACGGTGTATATTTACCTCGCTTTAAAAAGCACGTGCCTATGGATTCAATGCCTGATGCATACTCTCACTCAAAAGTTCATACGGGTAAGTATTACTTAAACGTAGAGTATTTATTAAATGAAACCATTGCTGAAGGTTTAGGCCACCGTGGGATAATGGAAACGCTAAGAGAAATAGGCGATGAACTTAAGACAGGTGACTTCCCTATTCAGCAACTTTTATCTAGTGGAATGTGACAATGTTAGAAGAATTTAGCAAAGTATATAGCGTAAGTGTTGAACCGGACGAGTTTTTACTTTTGAATGAGACCGAATTTGAACAGACAATGCAGTTAACTGAAGAACAAATATTGTTATTTGACGGAAGCTCTCTTGAAAAGCAATGGAGAACATTGGGTGTAGATTGGTTGGTTGACGAAAGCCCCGCTATGCAGCGATTGAATAAACCTGACATTGCAGGCCTTGGCGCTTCGGCTCTTCTTGTTTCGCCTCTGTTTGCGCCATTGTTTTTAAATAATCCATGGCCAAATGTTGAATACTTACCATGTGACTTAAAAGGTGAGCACTGGCTTGCATTTAATGTTGTTGGTTTTGAGAAAGCACTTAACGAAGAGCACTCAATAAGAAATATGAAAAACGGAAAGCCAAGTAGGATCAGGAAATTTAAAAAGATGGTTTTCACTAAAGACGATATTAAACATAGTGGGTTGTTTAGAGTTAGAGAAGCAGGCTTGTTTTATTACACTACGGATTCTAAAAACAGTTTATATACGTTAGTAAAAGAGCATGGAATTAAAGGCATTTACTTCAATGAAGTTGAAATAGTGTAGCCTTTAATTTTTATTGCCCTGTGACAATGTTTGTTGCAGGGTATAATTTGACAGTCCAATATGTAATTTCCCACATTTAAAGTTCTCTCTGTAAGCTACTTTAAACCCCCTACTTTGCTTTATGGCTACATTGTCTTGCATTAAAACCGTTTAAACACGCACGGTTAAATTTAAACGCAGTTTAAACATGGTTTAACTTGGATTTAAAGGTGAGGGTGAATAGTTTTGGCTGAAAGAGGATTTTAAACAGTCTGCTTTGTGTGTATTATTCAAAAAAACAAATAATAATACATATAAGGAAATATAAGAATGGTTAAAGATTATCTGATTTTACGTTACTCATTAGTTGAAGAAAAACAAAAAGCGCTTAATGTAAAAGCGATTCCACCGATTAAAGGCCACGCAATTTTACCAGCCATTAAGAATGATAGAGAGTTCAAGTCTGCAGGTGCTCTTTATAGTGTACTTGGATTTAAAGAACTTGTTCCATCTTTTGGGTATGATTTTCCTAGTGAACGTTTTTATTGTGGAAAGATAGCAAAGCTTAAAAAACAGCAGACAGGTGAAAAGATTCCTGGTGACATTGTTGAGGTGGTGCATGATAATTGGATCCCCCTATCAATTGTAATTGATATTGAAACGCAGCACATATTTGTCAGAAAAGATTGGCGATACGGCGACCCTGAACACATTACAAGGTCATTGCAGACAGCTTTTACAGACCCAATCCTTGCGACTTATAACCATCGTATTTTTATTGAAGGTAAATCAGAGTCAGCTAAGTTTTGGAATATTGTAGGTTCAAAGAGTAAAATTTATAGGCTAGAGTTTAAGTTAATATCGCCGAATATTTTAGATACCAACCAAAAAGCAAGGGATGCAGTTGAAGCATTGCAAGATATATTTGGACAAGACGAAATTGATATTACTTTGAAAAATGACTCTGGTGATTTAAAAGTACCCGAAGCACCAGTGTCAAACTACCTAGAATATATTGCAGAGGGTGAAGGTAGCTGGGGTGTTGTTACAGAAGGTGAAAGGGGCGGCAAAAAGGCGCATAGTAGTAACGAGAATATTGATACAGTAAGCCTACCATCTATTGAAAATGATAGTGAAACAGATGATTCACAAATGGAGTTAGGTGAAAAAGCTGATTCTGTGCATACCTTAAATTATAAAGAGTCAAATTTAGGTGCTGAAGTTTATGCGACAATTAAACATATGGGTAAAAGTTAAAAAGCCATTATTAATTGGTTTATATATTTTGGTGTCTTTAATTCTATGTTTCGCTGTTTTACACATAACTAACGGGGCTGCAATAAAGTTATTTGATACTGTATTGGCTGTTTTTCCCTTTTTTGTAACTGCTGCGAGCGCACTAACATGGGCGTTGTTTAACTACATTGAAGGTGTGTTAAAAGATGTTAGTGAGCTAGAGGGTGCTCAAAAGAAGATAGATAAAGCAATAAATCTACTAACTGATTTAAAAAATGAAGTGATTAGCAATGCTGCTTTTATCATTTTATTATTGATTTTAGATGCTTTGTTTAATGGCCTTTCTAGTTTGTATTGGGGGATTCGACCCTTGCGCAGTGGCTGTTTTTATCTGTGAGGGGATGTATTATTTTCTTAGCAATTTATGCAGCACATGATCAGTTCCAAGGTTTTAAAACAGCACAACAATTTAGATTGGTGATCAATCAGGGTAAGAATAAAAAGCAGTAGTAAAATTTACTTGTACAGCTATGAAAATAGTTTATAAAACCCGCACTTAGCGGGTTTTTTTTACTTCCTTCTTATGTGCACATTTATTTGAGCAGTAAAACTCGCCGTTTAGCTTAATGGGTGTGTACAGTGGGCTGTTGCACGATTTGCAGAGTGAGAATGCCCGGGCGTGGGCATCGTATTCGCAGTTTGAGCATTGCCCGTCAAGAAACGTTATTTCGCCTTGAGTGAGTGGAATGTTACATAAATTGCAGTGCGCCATAAAATATTCCTTGCAGTGTTTTAAATACCCGCTTAGCCTATATACGTTCCCCCTCTCTTAACGCTGTAAAGTCTTTTCCAGCGGTTCAATAGTTACTCCCCGCATACACTGGTGCCACTTAGTTAGTTTATTGGCACTTGGAACATGGCAGATAAAACAAACCCAAACACCTCGTTTAATTGGTTTGAAGTATTTAGAGCCGGAACACAAACCGACTCTAAAGGTGAAACACATGTTTTTAGCGAAACCGATTTAAACAGTGTTGTAACCAACTTTAAACCTAAAACCGCACCGCTTGTAATAGGCCACCCCAAAATGGACGACCCTGCATGGGGGTGGGCCAGTGAGCTAAAAGCAGAAGGTGGCTCTTTGTTTGCTAAAGCAGAAGATGTGTGTGCTGAATTTGCACAGGCCGTACAAAGCAAGCGCTACCCTAACCGCTCAGTCAAACTTGAAAAGGTGGCTAATGGCTACCAACTTGCCCACATTGGCTACTTAGGCGGTAAAGCCCCTGCTGTTGAAGGCCTAGCATGGCAGTTTAACCAAGCGGATGACACCGATACTCTAACCCTAGAATTTGCTGCTGGTGATATTGACAACATATCGCTGCGCACATCAAACACCCTTACTCGCCTTATGGGCAATTTACGCCTGTTTATTACTGACCGCTTTGGCAGTGAAGCAGCCGATAAAGTTGTGCCTAATTACGAAAGCGAATGGTTAAAAGAAGAAACCATTATTGCTGAGCACGAACGCGGTAAAGCCAATACCCGTGAGGGTGCTGAATTTAATAAAGGCGACGCTATTAATAACAGCAATGCCACCCCACCCACCCATGAGGACAATGCAATGGATGAAAAAGAAAGAAAGGTGCTGCAAGACCAAATTGATGCGGCCAACGCTAAAAACGCACAGCTTGAATACGCGCAACGTGTTGCAGCGGCTAGCACCTTTATTAACACCGAAGTAAATGGCGGTAAGGCCCCACGTTTAACCAATACCGATGGCATGGCTGAGTTTATGGCCAAGCTGGATGACGGCGACACTACTTTTGAGTTTGCTGCCGCAGACGGTAAAAGCCAGGAACTTAAACCCGCTGCGTGGTTTGAAGGCTTTTTAAAAGGCCTGCCTGAGCAAACTGGCTTAACCCACGAGTTTAATAAGGACGATAAAAACGGTGAAGTCACTGATGACAGTGCAGAAGCGCTGGCAGCGAAGGCGCTTGAATTTCAACAATCACAATCTAGCAAAGGCATTGAAATTAGTATTACTGCCGCGCTAGACCACATTAAAAAGGCGTAACACCATGGCACAACCAGGATTTATTAGAAACTTTAGCGCTGAAGACATCATACCGCCAAACCGTTTAGTGGCTGTATCGGCTGCGGCCGACTTTCATGTTGGTTTAGCCATTGATGCAAGTGCAATATATGCCGGTGTTACTGAGCAAGGCACTGACGATCATTTACGTGTTGATGTGGTGATGACCCAAAGCGCACCGATTGAGTTTGGTGGTGATATTGCGGCTGGTGACTTAATTGTTGCTGATGCGGACGGTAAAGCTATCGGCCTTGATTTAGCGAGCTACGTGGGTGAAACCAAAATACACGTTGCAGGCTGGGCAATGGAAGAAGGCGACGCTGGCACCATTGGCGACATATTTTTAGCTCCGCAGTTAATTGCGACTATTCCGAGCGCTTAACGCGCTTGGGTTAACTTAAATTTTTAAAGTGAGGATTTGCCATGAGTAATGGTATGCCATTTACCCCCGACGTTGAGCAAACGGCGATAGCCATTGCTTATACAAATAAAAAGCTAATTGCTGATAATTTAGCGCCATATTCATCTGTTGGTAAACGATCGTTTGAATGGACTGAATACAACAAAGGCGACAAGTTTACGCTGCCAGATACCAAAATTGGCCGTAAGTCTAGCCCGAATCAAGTTGAGTTTGGTGTAACGGAAAAAGAAAGCTCTGTTGTTGATTATGGTTTATCTGATGTTATTCCAAATGATGACCAGAATAATGCACCAGCAAACTATAACCCACGTACGCATGCCGCTGAGAGCATTGCGGACTTAGTTTTACTTGGTCGTGAAGTGCGTGTTGCTGAGCTGTATAACACTGCGGCTAACTTTGGTAAGTCTGAAAGCTTATCGGCACAAGGGTTTAAATTTTTAGATGACCCTACGCTTGATATTTTACCGTTCTTTTTAGAAATGCTAGACGAGCCATTAATGCGCCCTAACGCGATGAATATGTCTCAAACAGTGTCTACCAAGTTACGTACCCATCCTAACATTGTTAAAGCGTATAACGGCACCAGTGGCGATAAGGGCTTAGTACCTTGGAGCTGGATTAAAGAGCAACTCGAAATTGATCATATTAATGTGGGCCAAGCTCGCTTAAATACAGCGAAAAAAGGCAAAGACGTTGTGCTTAAACGTGCTTTTGCTGACAACTTATCGTTTACGTATCACGACCCATTGGCGTCATTTCAAAACAAACGCATGACCTTTGCGCTAACTGCTCGTTATGGCTCGCGTGTGTCATCAAATCGTGATGTAGCCGCAGGTTTAAACGGTGGTGTAGAAGTGATGGTGGGTGAAGCTGTTAAAGAAATAGTGTTAGCCAAAGACTGCGGTATTTTGCTGACCAACGTGTTAACGCCTAAATAATAAATCATTGTTCCCTGTGTAAAGGCCTCAGTAACGAATTGCTCGGGCCTTTTTTTTACTAACTGAGGTATGTATGTTTACGACAGAACAAGCAGTTATAGACAAAATTGGCATTAATACGCTGTTGCAGTTTGCGTCAAGTAAGTTTAACGAAGTGGGCAATCGCGTAACGCGTGATGATGTTGAAGCCGCGCTTTTAAGTGAGACGTACAGTGAGTTGCAAGAGCAAATTAATGCCTGGTATGCGCAAGCACAAAAAAATGTAAATGCGGTTATAGCCGGTTATGTATCGCGGTTTGCATTAAACCAAGACGATATTAATAACTCGGTATTGCCAGGCATTGCTAACGATTTAATGCATTGTGAGCTTGCCCCTAACATTGCTGACGAAAACCTTAAAGCCCTTAAAAGCCACGCCATGGCGATGCTTGATAAGGTTAGTAAAGGTGTGATCCAAATTAAGGAAGACGCGCCTGCAGGCGTAAGAACTGGGATGCGAACCAAACCTGCAGGCTCTCAATTTAATTGGGAACGCTATTAATGGCGGGTGTATTTATACATATAACCGGGAATGCCCTACCGCGCTTAGCCAAAATTGCAAACACAAGCGGTAAACCAGCTGATGTATTGGACGACATTGGTGCATTTTTAGACATGGACGTCACCACTCGATTTTTACGTGAAGTAACGCCAGAGGGCCGTAAATGGGAGCAATCGCAAGCAGCAAAAGACCGTGGCGGTTTAACGCTGACTGATGAGCGTAACCTTGCAGGCTCTGTTACGCATAACGTAAACGGCAATACGCTTGAGCATGGCTTAGGTGAAAAGTATGCAGCCATACACCACTTTGGTGGTGAAACTGGCCGCAATAAAAGCGTGACGTTACCTGCACGGCCAATACTGGGTATAGCTGCTGTGCAAGAAACTGAGATTAACGACATCATAGCCGATTGGTTAATTTAAACAGTCCCTTGGTTAAGTTTAAAGAGTATTTAAATGGCATTTAACTTTGATTTAAACAACATAGAAGCCCTGCTAAGTGCAACTATTTTTAATGCCACTGTGGAGTTTGCGAGCGATTTTAACCATGTACGTGAACATGCTGTACACAGTGCGCAGCTGTTTGTATTGCCATTGGCCGATGACAATACCAACACCAATGAAGTGCACGGCGTTGACGAGTACCAGGTTAAAGATGTGTTTGCGGTGATGATTGTTATTCCCTGTGCTGCAGGTAATGCGCACAGCGATATACAAATAAAGCAATTACGTAGTGATGTGAAAGACGCCGTTGCAGGTTGCCAGTTCGCTGGTTGGAACCCAATTAAGCTAGATAAGGGCCGCACTATTGAGCTTAACAAACAAACGAATAACTTAATTTACCAATGCCAGTTTAATGTAACTGGCCTACATACCGTAACTGTGAAGGTGATGCCATGAGCAAACAAACCGAGTCGCAACCGACTAAACCCGCTGAACAACAGGCTGACGTTAACATAAAGCCTAAAAAGTCGAGCGCGATGACGATTGCCCAAAACGTTAACCAGGCTTTAGCTAAAGCAAAAGGCAACAGAGATGAGATAGCCGGCGCTTTTAACTTAAAAAGCGGTGAGCTAATTAAAGTGGAGGTTAACACATGAGCAGTTGGCGATTTAAAGACAAGCTTATTTTAGCGGATGCCTTGGGGACAACGCTCACTGGCCTGCATGCCATTTATGCTAGCGATGTTGAGTTTGCACTTGAGAGTGAAAGTGAAAAAGACGAGTTGGAAACCAGCTATAGCGGTGCAAGTATGGAAACCTTTTACGGTGAACATATAAGCCTTAACTTTAAAACACCACTTGCCATGAGCGGCACAGCTGGTAACGAACCTGCCTTTGCCCCGCTGCTACTTGCTTGCGGCATGGTACAAGTGGCCGATGCAACAAGCGTTACCTTTACAAAAGGGGCCGCTGTTGCAGTTACATGCTTAGTACGCTTTGGTAAAAATACCCACAACATTAGCGAAATGAAAGGCAACGTGAGCTTTGCGCTCGAAAAGGGTAAGCCCATGTTGAACTGGCAGTTTAAAGGGTTATTTAGCCCGCCGGTTGAAAGCCTTGCCGCCCCTTCGGTTGATTGGGACCGATGGGTGCGCCCCGAAGTACTCGGCGTAAGTAACAGCAGTGATTTTAAGCTTAACGATGTCAAACGTACCCTGCATAAACTTACGGTCGACTTAGGTAATAACGTGGTGTTTGACCGTGCCATTAACCATGAAGAAATAATGATAACCGGACACGAAAGCAGCGCCAATTTTACGCTAACCGCCGAAGAACTGGCCACCTTTAACCCGTTTAATGAGGTTGGCAAAGTGCAGTTATTTGAATTTACTCATGGCACTGCGGCAGGTAAAAAAGTGACTATTATTGGTCGTTACCAAATGCCGGTGCCTAAATACACAAGTTTGGATTCAGAATTGACCGGCTATGAGTTTGACGGGAAATTAGTACCCAGTGGCACAGGCTACGACGAATTAACGTTAGTATTTGAATAGGTGTAACCATGAAATTAAAACTATTAAACGACTTGAAAAAAGCAGTTATAAGCGCCCCGCTTAACTTTGAGTTTGGTGGTCTACTTTTTAAATTTACCGCCCAAATTAAGCTAGTTCCTGAAAGTGAACTTAAAATACTCACTGAGAAACAAGGCGCGAATGACGGGGATATTGTGCGTGAGCTGTTAGTAAGTTGGGATGACTTTATTGATGACGGCAAAGATGTCCCTTTTGATAAAAGCACACTTGAAGAGTTACTTGTTTATAGCGGCTTAACAGCGCGCTTAAGTGTTGAGTGCATTAACGCCCAGTACCGTATAAACGAAAAAAACTAACCGATGTTGCTAGGTGGTTTTTGGGCGACCTAGCAGCAGCCAGTAAAACACTTGATGACGACGAAGCCCATTTTGGTGCGCCTATGGCGCAGGAAGCACCTAACAAAGACGACACATTGTTTGTATTGCCCTCAAACCACACAGCGGTATTGGCATTAACTACTGCAAGTAGCCAGTGGCAACGAGATAATGACGGGGTTGAAATTGCCCTTGATTATGCTAGGGCAGATATTGCCTGGCGCTATGCAAACATAACAATTAACCCTGATGATTTTGCAAAACTGCAAACCCTAGAGCGCACCATAATTGGACTAATAAGGCGACCCGATGAGCAACAACTTGAATTTGGCGTTACGCTTAAGTTATGACGGTAAAGCTGTTACCACGGGTGCGCGCCAAAACGTAAAAGACATTAATCGCATTAAAGACACAACCAAAGAGCAATCAAAGTTTGCTCAAGACGAGTCGGCAAAGCAAATTGATCATTCTCGTAAAACGGCTACATCATTAAGTACAATACCTACCGCCATACACGAGCAAATACCTGCATATCAACGCGTTGGTGTTAGCCAAGCAGCGGCAATGAAGCAGCAAAGCAGCGCTACACGCAATTACGTAAATGAGTTAAATAACCCCCCTAAGGCCATTGATAAACAAGTTGTAGCCAACGAAAAAGCGGCAGTCAGTCAAAAAACCACGTCAGCAAAAAAAGACGCAAGCGTAAGGCAGAGCGTAACCGAACTAAATCGCGTACCAGTGGCTATCAATAAACAAATTACAGCCCAGAAAAAAGCAGCGGTTACGCATGCCTCAACTGCTAGACAACAGCAAACATACACGCGTCAAACGGTTAATGAGTTAAATCGTGTACCAGTGGCTATTCAGCGCCAAGTTGCTGCTAACCAGCAATTAGGCGCAAGCCAAGCCCGCATTATGCAACAGCAAGGTGCGATGACCCGCCAACTAGGGTTAATGAATACAGCGTACGGGCAAATTGGTGCAACACTTACAGCACTTGTTGGCATTGGTACCGCGACGATGTTTGTGCGAGATACGGGCGCCGCACAATTACTTGATACTCGCTTAAAAGGATTAACGGGCTCAGCTGAAAATTACGCCAAAGTACAAGAGTATTTGTTTGCCACATCAGACCGATTAAACACCGGTTACACCACCCTAGCCGACTCTTACAGTAAAATTTTAACGCTACAAGAAGTGGGTGTTGTTACCCAAACCCAAGGTAAAGCCATTTTAGAGGGCATGGCTAACGCCGCTGCTAAAACAGGTGCGAGCAATGTTCAGCTTGGGCAAAGCTTATTTGGTATGACCCAAGGGATGACTGCCGGCGTTTTACGTGCAGAAGAGTTAAACCAAGTAACAGAACCTATGCCAGGGCTTTTACAAAAACTCGATAAAGCAGCAGGTAAAGCCGCCGGTGGTTTTAGGCAAATGGTGAACGATGGCCAAGTAACCAGCCAGATGTTTAAAAATTACCTTATTAAAGCACTTAACGATTACGCCGGTGCTGCTGAAGCCACCGAGGGTAAAATAAACGCCAGCTTTGCTGAAATGGGTAACGAGTACCAGCGCTTAATACGCAAATATGAAGAGCCTGTAAACTTTGCAGTTACCAGCGTGGTTGATTCAATTACCGATACCATGGCGTATTTACGCCAAAACGAAGACGCTGTTGATAATTTGGTATTTGCGACAGGTGCATTGGCTACTGTATTAACAGGCCATTTAGTCGCGGGTTTAAGTGCCAGTGCGGCAGGCTATGTTGCTAATGTGGCCGCTAAGAACCGTGCGTTAATTGCTGATGCAGCCCTAGCAAAACAAAATCAAGCCAATGCTGTATTAGAGCTACAACGCGCCGCAGAAATGAAAATATATGCACAGCACACGCTTGCTGTGGCTAATACAACCAATATACGAACTGCAGCAATTGCCCGTTTAGCCGCCGCGAATACGCGATACACAACAACTCAAGCAGCTGCTACTACTGCTACAAATATTTATATTGCTGCAGCTGGGCGAGCCACCCTCGCAGCGCGTGGCCTAAGTACAGTAATGGGGCTATTAGGTGGTCCTGTTGGTTTACTGGTTACTGCTGGGCTTGGCCTAGCTTATTTTGCAAGCCAGGGCGATGACGCTACTGACTCTGTTAATAAATTAAAAGAGGCTAGTAAAGATTTAAACCCTTATGCCAATTTAACCGGTAGCCAGGCGCAAGGCTTGTTGTTAATGGCACAAGGGCGGATTAAAAACGCGATTCAACTTGCTGATGAAGCAAGAGAGCGTTTTAACAACCCGTTTTTAAAAGGTAAGTTTACAGATGTTGAAGTTGCTGAAAAGCGCGTTACCGACTTAAAAAATGAAATTGTGGCACTGCAACAAGTGCTTGCAATTAAAGAGCAAGAAAAGCCAAAACCTGTTGTAACAAGTACTGCCCTGCCAGATAACATAAAGCGTTTAGAAGTAAGCTTAATGGGCGAAGAAGCGCGTTTAAAAGACAGCTACGAAAAACGTAAGCAAATGGTGATCGTCGCGCGTGAAAACGATGCCGCGAATAAAGTAAAGTACGATGCTATTTTAAAACAGCTTGATGTTAAGTACGGTGAAGACTTAAAAACCATTGCACAAAAACGTGAAACTGAAAAAACACGTATACAAAACCAAGCCGAAGAAAAACGTAAAAACGATTTACAGGCAGACTTAGAAAACCGTATAGCGGTTATAAAAGGCTTTGCGGGTCGTGAAGCATTAGCCGCTTACAATAATGAGCTGAGTGTTGAACAAGCTAGGCAGCAAGCCAGAGTTGATGCTGCTAGGCGTGCCTCGCTGGGTGTAAAAGATGAAAAAGAAGAGGTTGTTTTAAATGCAGATAACCAAATTTTACAGCAAACCCGAGCAGATGAATTGCTGCTTTTGCGTGGATTTCATAGCCAAGTAGAGGCTGATACGCAAGCTCATAAAGATAGGGTTCGTGATATTGAGTTAGAAAACGAACGTAAACTGCACGATGACAAAATTGCAGGGCTTATGGGTTACAACACAGCCAAAGAGCAAGAAGACACGGCCAGCTCTAAGCGGGTTATGTCTGCTTTTGCTGGTCAATTTGCACCAGAGTATCAAAAAGAGCTTGTTGCATTAACTGGCTTTGAGTTGCAAACAAATTCGGAAAAAGCGAAAAATGTGGTGGGCATTGGTGCGGCAATGTTCAAATCTTTGGGTAGCCAAAGTAAAACAGCTTTTAAAGCGTATAAAGCATTTGCCATAGCGCAAGCGGTAATTAATACCTACCAAGGTGCCACTGCTGCGTTTACGTCTATGGCGTCTATCCCGCTTATTGGCCCTGTACTTGGTGGTGTTGCTGCAGCTGCAGCAGTAATAAGTGGGTTACAACAAGTACGCCAAATTAAAGCGCAACAACCAGCGGGTATTGCACACGGTGGTTTAGATTATGTGCCGAACGAATCGACTTATGTATTACAACGTGGTGAACGTGTATTAAGCCCTAAACAAAATACAGAAATTAGCCAAATGGCGCGCCGTTACAATGCAGGCGGCGCAGCGAATGATGGTAGTGGCTCAGGTGGCGTTACGTTAAATATAACCAACCAAATTACTGTGCAAGGTGGCGCGAACGAACAAACCTCACAAGCGGTTGGTCAAGACATAGCTCGCCAGGTTATAGGTGTTGTGGTGGCTAATATTCAAGAAAATGGATCGATTATTCGCGCAGTGCGTGGCGCTGCTTAGTTGTTAAGTAATTGAGATTGGTGTAAAAAGAAGTTTTAAAAAGCGAGGGAATGTTTATGATTAAAGACCGCAAAGAAAAAATAACTAATATTTTAAAGCCGTTAAATAGAAACCCTGCAATTTATTCTATATTTATAGGGATATTTGTTTGTAGCTTATTCATATATGAATTTTTTAATAAATTCAATTTCAATTTAAATACTCCTCTTGAAAGTTGGGTTGCAACTGCGACATATTTTAATAATGTATTTTCTCCTATCTTATTATTCGTATCGATACTCTTACTTTATAGAACATGGAAAGATTCCAGGTCTGCACTCGAGTTACAAAAAGTTGAACTAGAAGAAACGAAGTTAGTTCTTAGGGAACAATCGGACACTCAAAATTTTAGTGTTATCAAAGATGCTGTATTTGAAATTGCAGAACAAACTAAACTACTATCTCAAAGGAAGGTTGTCCTAATTCAATATAGTAAAGAAATGAAGCTTTTTGATGCTAACGATGAGTCATTGGCAGTTGAAAATGAAGACGTAGATGATGATATGAAGTATAAATCCACTACATATACCATTGAAAACTTTTTACATGACCATTTCTTATTGGCTAAAGCTGGAAGACTATCTGATACACCTCGATCTAGTTCACAAAAAAATTTAATATTTAGCGGTCAGTTTTATGATTATATAGAGAAAGTAAAGACATTAGCTCTGTTTATGCAAGCGCTAAAAAGTACTGAATATCGTCAAATTTTAGAAATAACATTATTCTCGAAGCTCACTATTTTCACTTGGCTTTTATTTGTTGAAATAGCTTTTCACCTTTTAATAACAGCGAAAGAAGGAGAAAAAGAAACTGCAGAACTTGTTTTTCTTGAGGTTGCTGGTTTAACATGTAAACAGCTAAAAGAGGTATATTGGATAACTTCACTCTCTGATGAAGTGCTTTTAGAGCTAAAAGAACGTAAGCTACTATGACTATGTAAACCTCTTTCCAGCCGAAAGCTTACCCCCTAAATTCTATACTCGTTCCCAGTGTTTTATTATGAAAACTGGTAACGATGCAACCACTCCCTCTACCCAAACGGCCTAAGCTTTCTAACTTTACGTTAGTGCCTAATAGCCAAACTCATTTAAATAAAGCCAACAATGCCACTGAGGTTTATGACCTTGAAGGTGCTTACTGGGAATTTGAAATTGAACTTACTAATGTGCCTGAGCGCGATGCATTAGCCCTTGATGGTTTTATTGCCAGCTTACGTGGCCAAGTAGGCACGTTTACCTTAATTGATTACCGCCGCGAACAGCTTGATAAAGATTTTACGGGAGTTGTGCGCGGTGAAAACCAAGACGGTAATATTTTAAATATTGACGGTCTACCCGCTAACCAGACCTTGCTGGTTACTGGCGAACGCATGCAAGTTGGCGTTGGGCAAAACACTGAGCTTAAAATATTAACATCTGACTTGATAAGTAATTCGATTGGCCAAGCAACTGCTATTTTTGAATCCCCTGTTCGTAAAATTCCTGCAGACAATACTTTAATTACCTTTAAACAACCCGCTGGGTTATTCCGACTTACTGACAATAAGCAAGGGCTTGCCAGTGCACAGTATAAAAAAGGCATTGTGACGAGCTGGAAGATTAAAGGAAGAGAGGCATTTTAATGGAAAGTTTAAACCCTGCCTTATTGAGTGATTTAGCAAATAGTGGCCGTGCACGCTACTTTGTACGCTTAGCTTTTAAAAGTGGTGATGTGTTGCTGCATACCGGTGTCGGTGAACGCCGATTTAATAATTTAACCTGGCATGGTGTAGGTATGCTTGGCACTGTAAGCGAAATCCCCGCTAGTGATAAAAACGACAGCACGCGGATCCGCTTAACATTACATACACAAGATAAAGCGGTGCTAGGAGAAGTCGCCGAAAACGATCCAATAAGCCATCACTGCGAAATTTACCTTGTGACTGTTGATGAGCATTATCGTGTGAACCAAAGCCAACTCCTAGAAAGTGGATACATTGTTGCGTGTGATATTGAGCGTGGCGATGTGTCCCAAGTGCAACTCAGTATTGCTGGTGAAAGTGAACGCTGGAAAGATGCGCGATTAAATCAACGCTGGAACCACGCAACACAAACGGCTATTTACCCTGGTGATATGTTTTTTAGTGAGCAAAGTACCGCCAATACACAAAATCTTCCTGATACTCAGCCTGGCAACTATATAGGAAATAAACGCTATGAACGTCGCCGCTAAGCTTGCTGCTTTCATTAATCAACGCAAATGCTCACCTTTTAAATGGGGTGAAAATGATTGCTGTCTTTTTGTTGCCGATTGGGTGCTATTTTCAACGGGTAATGATGTGGCGAGCGACTTTAGAGGTAAATATCAAAGTGAAAAAGGTGCGTTTAAACAGTTATTTAAACAGGGTTTAAATAATGTTGAAAGTGTGTTTAAAGACCGTTTAAACCCTGCTATAGCACTTAGTTACGCCCGCCGTGGTGATATCGCCGTGGTTGAATTTAAAGGTGAGTACGTAGGCGGCATTGTAACCGTTAACGCCGTGGTATGCGTTGGTGAAAATGGTTTAGTGACCTTGCCTATGGGCGTTGTTAAGACGGTTTACCCATTGGAGGTGCGTAATGTCTAAGGTAGTTGAAGCCGTTGTTGATACTGGTGGCGATATTTTCGGTTTTGGTCGCAGTCTTTATGATAAGACAGTGGGTGCGCTGTGGGATTCACTGACACCTGATGTACCTGAAGAGGACTTAGCGACATTAGCAAAAGGCTTACAAAAAGGCATTGACCAACCACGACGTATTACCTTTGGTCGTGACCGCGTTGGGGGGGTTATTGCACACCAAGCGGAGGTTGAGCGTAACGATAAAAAATTTGTTCAAATGATTGTGCTTATAAACGGCGCACCTATTGATGCATTAGAAGATGTTTATATAGCTGATAAGCCGATTACTGCTTACCCAACTGAAAGCTGGGATTATCTACTCAGTGATGGACGCCAAACCAGCGCTAACGTAAAAGCCGTAAGTAAAATGGCTGGTTGGACGAATGAACACATAGGCTTTGGCCAAGCGTATATTTTTATTGAGCTTGAAAATAACCGAGAAGTATTTGAAGACGGTATATCTGAAACTGAGTTCTTAATACGTGGCGCACGTGTTTGGGATCCCCGCGACACAAACCAGAACCCTGATGATGAAAATACATGGCTGTGGACCCAAAATGCGGTGCTATGCGCCCTGCATTATGTGCGTTTTTATGGCGCTCACGAAGTGCCTTTTGAGCGTTTACCATTACAGTGGTGGATTGCTGCTATTAATATATGTGATGAAGAGGCTGAGTTTAAAGACTCTGATGGCAATGTTACGACTGAGCCACGATATACAACCAATGGAAGTTTTACATTTAGCTCTAAACCACTTGAGGTCTTAAATCAGTTAGAAGCGTGCTTTGCCGGTAAGATTTTTAGGCAAATGGGCCAATGGTATGTACGTGTTGGTGCCTGGTATGGCAACCCGACATATACGATTAACCAGGGTGATGTCCATGGCAATATAAAAATAAAATGGCACGCAGATTTACGCGACAGGGCCAATATTGTTAGAGCGACATTTACCGATCCTGCTCAGAATTATGACAGTACAGATGCCCCCCCTGTAGTTGCTGATAACTATCAAGCAATTGATAATCAAATACTTGAAAAATCGATAAGTTTACCATTTGTAAGGAGCGCCACCACTGCACAGCGTTTAGCAACTATATATTTAGAGCAAACGCGTTTAGGTGAAATTGAGTTACCACTTAAACACAAAGGCCTAGCTGCTGCTGTAGGACGCACGGTGTATTTAAACTTACCAGGTGAGTCGATAAACAATAAGATTTATCGTGTTGTTGAACGTCGCTTTAGATTAGATGGTGGCGTTACTGTGATGTGTATTGAGGATGGCGCTGATTTATGGGCCGATAACCTTGTACCAGGCGCGCAGGATTTAACACCCAACAGCGACTATTTGGTCGGCAAACCGCAGTCTATTTTTGATGTACGGGTAGTAATTGATGGCGATGGAAACGGTATTATTAAATGGCATCACCCTGCTCCACTTACTGTAAATGAATACGACGTAGAGTTTATAAATACCACTGCAAATGAGCAGGTATTTAAAACCTCAGTAACGTACACACAAGTAACTATTCCAAATTTACAATTGGGTGAATATATCGCCCGCATTAGTGCTAAAAATATCTTTGGCCAACGCTCATTGATTGTTGCTGTGCAATTTAGTGTATTAACCCCGACTTTGCCGACAGTGTATGTAACTGCTGATTATAACCAAATTACGCTCACTGCAGAGATTGCAGCAGCTGGCATTGGCACACAGTTTGAGTGGGAGTTTTTAGGGACTATTGACTTACCAACAAGCGGCGAACGTGTGCTTGCACAAATTTATAATCGCATTGGCTTACAAAGTATAACTGAGTATAAATTTAGGGTACGCAGTGTTAATCACTTAGGTGCAAGTGATTGGGTTAATGTAACTGCAACTACAACAACTGTTGATTTATCAGAATACATTAATGACATTGAATTAACTCAGTTAAGCGAAGATGCACAAACGCTCATAGATGACATTAACAATCAAGTTGATCGCCTGCGCCCTGGAACCGAAAACAATATACCTGAGGTGCTTGCAAACACCGTTAGTGAACTTAATTTAGAGCAAAATAGACGCACGGATATTGAAAAAGGTGTGCTGGATTTATCAGCAAATTATACAAATTGGCGTCAAAATTACGAGCAACGTCAATTAGGTAATGAGCGCTTAATTGATGCGGCTGTATTTGTTGATCCAGAAAGTGGCACCATTGTTAACCGTGCGTTTGCGTACACAGACGAGGCATTTAGCGAGGCCAACGTATTAATTGACGGTGTAAACGCAAGCATTGAACTGCAGGCAAACCGTATTTATCAAAGCAACACCCGCTTAAGTCAAGCTGAGGCAACGCTATTAGTGCAAGCGGGGCAAATAACACAGCGCGCCACATTTAGTGAAGTTCAAAGCGAAATAGCGGGTGCAATTGAAGCGTTAAGCCCCGCTTACAGCTGGCAGTTTAATAGTAATAATGAGGGGTTTAGTAATGTAGATAGCCACAACGCACAAGGGTACATTGTAGCCCATGGCACGGTTAGCGCCCCTGCGGTGAGTTACAGCGCCAATGAAAGCCCAATGTTTAGGCTGCGCGTGCGTTTGCATGCTGAGGCCACTTGGTTGGGTGAGGTATCTGTAAACAATGGCACTGCGGTTATTAATATCCCTGCCCCTACGAGTAATGAATGGCAAACACTGCAAATAGACGCAACCAGCACTAATGGTTACACAGGTACCGTTACTAATTTAGCGTTTAACCTGGGCGATTGTGACATTGATTTTATTGAAATTGGCAAACGTGGTGCGAACGACCTCGCACTAAATGATATTACCGCTCGCAACACCTCGCTTGAGAACGACATTAATGCTGCAACGGGTGTTATGGCGCAATATGCCACTACCGCATGGGTGAATGCGTTTGGCTTTCAAACCCTTAGCAGTGTAAATGCGATTGTTGATACGTTTAATACAACGTACCAAGTCAGCGCTACGCTTGAGCAATTAACCGATAACAACACCCTTGAAAAAGCCAACAATGCCCAACAATTTATTAATGGCGCAGCGGCGTATATACAAAACCAAATTACCGCCTTTAACGCCGCAGACGGTGGCATTGATGCCCAATTTAGCAGTGTTGATGAAAAGCTTGATGCCATCAATGGCTCAATCAGTCAAAACATAGTGCAAGTGCGCGGACTTGAACTTGAACTGCAAGACGCAAATTTAAATGATGTGATTACCGCTGCTAACCAGTTACTACAAAACAACGAGCTAGCAACGCAAGGTATAAAGTTAGCTTTAGCACAAGATGAGTTAATGGCCAAAACCACTGAGCTTGAAAGCGTTGCAAGTCAAACGCTTGAACTCGCAGCGGTTTATGAACAAAGCCTAGGCGCAATTACCGTATTAAATAAAGTTGTCGCTAATGATCACCAAGCAAGCGCTATACGTGATGAGCGCTATCAAGCCACGTTTGATAAAGTAACTGCCCGTTTTAGTGATGTAACTACAGCTATTGCTACAATTAATGAAGCAAACACGGTACGCGATGAGGAATTTGCCTCACTTATTGACGATACCATTGCTGAGTTTGATGAAATAACCCAAACCTTTGCAAGCCAAAACCAAGCGTTCACAACGCTTGAGCAAACGCTTACCAGCAAAATAAACACCGATACCGATGGCGCAAAAAATGAAGCCATCGCCACAGCACAAGAGTACACCCGCACCGCAGTGGGTTACTGTGTCGACGCCGAGGGCAATATCACCAACGAAAGCGACGCCGTACAATGTGTTGCAAACAGCGGTTCATGGGTTAATGGCCCCCTAGCTGAGTTTATTGCCAACCTGCAAATAACGGACGGTGAAAGCACCGCAAGCATTAAACAGTTACGCCAATTATTTACCACTGTGGATGGCAAACTCGTTGCCCGTGGCGGCTGGACGCTTGATAACAATGGTCGCGTTACCGGTATCGCGGGCTATAACGATGGCGAGTTAGCCAACCTTGATTTTATTGGTGATATTATTCGCCAAGGCGCAATGGTCGATGGCCACTTTGTGCCTACTTCATATGTTGATAATACAGATCCGACAAAGCCACAGCATGTCATTAAGGGTCGTTTAGTATTGGGTGATGGCCACTCTGTTAGCTCACTGGATGATATTAAAGCGCAAGATGGTCAGAACGGTGCTACAGGGCCGCAAGGTATTGAAGGCCCCAAAGGTGCAGATGGTCAAAATGGTATGGACGGCGCAAAAGGTGATAAAGGTAACAGTGGCACAAATGGAGCTGATGGTGCGCGCGGGGCTGGCCGTTACACCGTAGCTACTTCAACCGGCGCATGGTCAAACTCAATAGCCAATGCGGCAGTGCCCAGTAACTCACCTGTTATTGACGACATAGTGACAATTTATAAAGCCAGCGATCCCGTTATTGAAACCACAAAAAAATACAATGGCTCATCATGGATTGGCTACGCACTTTTAGTTAATGGCAATGCAATGATAAAAGGATCTCTCGATGGTGATTCGTTTAAAGCTGGAACCCGCATTGAATCCCCTCGTATAGATTTAATTGGTAACGCATTTATGGAAATTCGATACGCCGATGGATTTGGCCCTGATAACCTATTTTATTGGTTCGGCCCTCAAATATTATCAAACGGTCTCCCTAACTTGGATGCATTAACAAAAAGCAACGCGACAGAGTGGAAAGACACTGTAGGAAACTCATATTTTGGTGGCTCTGTTGCCGCTGGTAGATATAGCACAGCATTAACTACAACTGACTTATCAGCCAGTGCAAATGTCGAAATTGGACCGTTCGGTTCAAATGGTGGTGTGATAAATATTGTGTGTTCATTGCAATTTAACTCATTGGCCTCTGGCTCTAGTACTAGCCCACCAGGTAAACCCTCTGATCCACAATACACGATTCAATTATCTGAGCTTTATGGTAATAGTTGGGTAGTAAGGCAAACGCAAACATACAATGGGGCTGGATCAATAGTTCGTTATGAATACGATCATGAGACACGTAAATATTATTGGTCATTAAGCCAATCCGTTTCAGGTTCATTTACTTACACAGATGGTAAAAGAACAGCCTCTGATAGAACTTATAAGCTTGCTATTACGAGTCGTACAGGGGCAAATATTAACATAGGCAGTTATCAAAAACCGTCTCAGAAATTATCAATCATTTCACAAGAGGACTAAATATGGCCGCATTTACAGCCAATCAAGTGACCGTGAATAACGGTCAAAAAAACATTGTTATTAACAGTAGTGAAACCCCTGTAGGGGTACGTAAAGGCGATTTTATTGGCATAGCCAGCTTTGCGCTAATTGAAATAAACCGCACGTATGTAGATAGCAACAATAAACACGTTATTGAGCTAGTCAAAAACTGGGGTAATAGCAATCAAAGCAATCAGCCAGCGATTGTAATACCCACTACAGTGGATTTTAAACAGGCTGCTGACGCACTAAAAACAGCTAATACACTTTTTAATGACAACACCCAAGCTATGCAAAATTGGCAAACAAAAACGGGTAATGTTACGTTTAATAACATAGATGGTACAACAACCACAGTTAAAACATTAAAGCAGATTGAAAATGAAGCTCAAGCGCAACTAGAAGAGTACCACCCCTACCCCTACGCTATGCGCAAGGTTGAGTTCGAGGCGCGAAGAGCTGCTAATAATGAAAAATTTGCAGCAAGTGGCTTTGTGCATTTTGGTAAGATGTTAGATGCTGCCGGAATAATAGAAGTCATAAATGAAGGGTTGGGTTTATCGGGGGGGCGCGCGTCGTCATTAGCGGGACAACTTGCTCTTGGGTATTTAGGTAATTCCGCTGAAACTGGTAACAGTAAAACAAAGCAGGCCGTAGTAAATATCTGTGGGGTTGTTTCTAATATTATTGGTTTAAGTAGTCACCAAAGTGACTACGGCGCGCGTGTTAAACTCCCCCCCACAGAAGACGGCACACGTACTTACGATAGTGCAACAGGTTTAAGTGTAACTCACGCTAGCCCCGCAATAGCATTTGCAAGCGAAACAACGACAAATAAAGTAGTAACTGAGCGTGTTGATATGTGGGGCTTTGAAGTATTCTTACGTGAAATAAATCATGCTGACCCGTTTGTATATGCCAACGGGGTAATTCAAAGTTTGGCAACTAATATTAATAATATTATGACGGTCAGTGATACCGTCCGCCCCAGCTCATATTTTGCGTGGTATGAAGGTGATGAATCTAGCACGGGCAAAGGCGTTAACTGGCAAACCGCAACAGAAACCCAGCGTATAGCTATCGCGAGCGACCCCAATAATAATATTTACTTTGACGATGCAACTGGTAAATTTTACCAGTGGTGCTTACGTGGACGCAGTGTTGCAGGTCTCGGAAACGGTGATTGGGATGCCATAGATACCGCCCCTGTGGGTAATTTAACACTCAGGTTTGATGGTGCCAGTACGAGTGGTCGCATCACTCCACAAGGGGTGATGAATGCGCCGCCTGCTGCGGGCGTAGACACAGGGGTGAACTACTTTTCCAACACTCTTAGTGCCTATAACCTTAGTCCTTATACGGGGGTATTTTCTTCTCGACGTAATGATGACTCAGATGCTTCTCATACCTATTTTTTAGTGTGCGGAACGGTTAATCGCTTAAATCAGGGGGCTTATCATCCAAGCTTTAACTCGGGGGGTACCTCGAATACTGTAAATGAAGGGCAGACGAGTAACGGAAAGTGGTATGTTAGTGGTTATGACAGAATAACAAGCAAGAGTCAGTGCTTTGATTTAACCTACCATAGGCCCGTCTACGGTAGTATTTCAAACCCTGCGAGTGTTAAGGGTAGACAAGACAGCAAGGCTTACGACGCCATTTACGCAAGCGGTCAAGGTGGCGTGTGCGGTGATATGCGCTATTCAGCTTGGGGACTAACTCAAGAAGACTTTGCAGAAGCGGACTTGAAAATAAAAAGTGGTGAATATCGTGGACGTGAGCTTTTAGTAACAAGTAAAGTATTAGACACGGGCTACTGGGATACGTCTGACCACTCAAATAAGAGATTTAAGTGGATAAACTATCAAGGATCCATTGTTGTGTATCTTAACCCTACGCTCTGTGGCATAGCTTCGGGCGACAGCATAATAATTGTCGATAAAACTGCAGGGTTCGTACTGCGAATTAAGAACGTTGCTGCAGTGGGAGTATCTGTACTTTCAGCACCTTTAGATAGCTGTACCTCTTTAATTGGGGCTATACCGAGTACAAATACAAATGGAGAGACCTCTACTGAGATTTATCTAATACATGAAAAATCAGGTGATTACTCTTTATCCTCTGAATACCTACACACTGAAGTAATAGGAGATCCTGCTAACATACTGCAGTGTGACGCTCTTAAAGAGGGTTGGGTGGGTAACTGGAATCCTAACATACCTAGCGGTATAGATGCCGTGAAACTGACTAGAAAGGCATTAAATACGACGGGCGATATGGCCGTTTATACTTCTGACTTTGGGAGTTCTTGGGGTAGTAGTGAGTCAGCACAAAACCTCGATCTAACTAACAACACAATCAAGCATCCAACATTACTAGGTGAAAGTAACGTTGTTGTGTATACCTACGCTGCCCAAGCTAAGTATACTCAGTCAGGGGCAAATAGCCCAATACATGGTGCATCCGTTGGGGTTGGACAGGTCTTCACTAGTATGGATGCAGCAGTGAATAAAGGTGTTCTACTGTGTAGCTTTCTTACCGGAAAAGTATCTACTCATCAAACAACTGCGCTGTCAATAGGTGAAGAAACATTATATCTAACTAGTCACTCAATACTGAGCGCTGCGAAAACCCTTTGGGGGGCTAATGTATCGGTAGGTGAGACCAAGCACACCCACTTGAATTTAAGTGCCCCGACTAATCAAAGTCACGCATTCAAAGCGCTTAATTACAACGTAGTTGAAAATCAACAAGGCTTCATTAACTACGCGTACACGGAACTTAAGCACGATGGAACAGATTGGGGTGACGATGGAAAAATCCATATAGTAAGTAACTCTTCAACAATGCTTGATGACAACGGGCAGACAGTAAAAGTAGGTACTGCGCGGATTGTAGAGCCTCTAGGGTGGATTAAAAATGACAAATAATTTTTTAAACTTTATCGTCGTAGACGAAAATAACGAACCAGTTTTAAATGAACAAGGTTTACCGCAGTTATTACAACGTCCTGCAACTAAAACTAGACAAGATATTGAGCGTTTAATTGCGCTCAATAAACCTGTGGAGGTGATTAATAAATTTGCTGAGCTGGTAAGTTTGGGTGAACAATGGGATTGGGCACAAAGCTACTACGATTATTTAGTTAACCTTAATAGCCTAAAAGAGTACAACGCAAACTTACCCGATCCTATTGCAAATAAAGATGGAACAATTACAACTATAAATCCTAAACCATTACCAATCGAGCCGCAGTGCTTGGTAGTCAAAACAGTTGAAGAAGTCTTAGCACCTTATGCTATGACATTATTTCGATTAGATCGTAAGAGCCAAATTGCTAATGCTAAAGTAACTATATCAACAGGGAAAACGTTTGATGCAGATGAAATGAGTATTATAAGACTCGGTAATGCTGTTATTAAAGCCATTAAATTAAATAATGATGCAATAATAGAATGGTCAACTGATGATGTACCAACAGGGATAATGGTTGATTGTACTAAAGCTGAAATCATTGAGGCTCACGACAAAGCTACAGATATGTTTAAATATATGTGGAGAATACCAAAAAGCTAA